CAAAGACGATTGGGATGTAGATAGGGCAGTTACTGAGGGCAATGACCGTGTTACTTGGGTTTACAAAAGCATTTACGCTATAGCATCTAATGCTGCGCGGCTGCCTTTGGAGGTACATGATGAAGAAGGATCAGAAGTTTCTCATCCTCTTTTGCCTGTTCTCAATAGGAAAGCCAACTCGCACCACGATGCCTACAATTTCCGCTTTCAACTTTCTTCGCAAGTTCTCCTTTCGAAGAGGGGAGCGTTTATCGAAGTCATCAGAGATCGCTTAGATAATGTCGTCGGGTTATATTTGCTGCCACCTAATTGGACATTTCCGATACCAGATCCAAAGAACTTTGTTTCTGGCTATTCAGTCCAAGTCCCGAATACAAAAGAGAGGATAGTAAAGCCAGAGAATGTCGTCTGGGTACGCATTCCCCACCCCACCGATCCCTATAGGGGGCAATCTCCTTTAGAGGCCTGTGGGTTGGCGATAGATATTGACTACTATTCCCGTATTTATAACAGGAACTTTATGGTCAATGACGGTCGCCCAGGCGGTATTCTCATGGTTCAAGGCGAACTTGATGACGAATCAGCAGACTTGATACGCCGCCGTTTCTTGGGCAACACTGGTTCAGCACTTGGTGGTGCTGGCCGCATGACCATTCTTGAAGCAGAACAAGCTAAGTGGATTGATACTTCAATGGCTCAAAGAGATGCACAGTACACAGAAACAAAGCAGTTAGCTAAAGAAGAAATACTTATGGCTTTCGGCGTTCCTGAATCAGTTATAGGTAACGCTTCAGAAAGAACTTTCGCTAACGCTGACACGGAACTTGAAGTGTTCTGGCGAGAAACAATGCTCCCACACTTGATGCTCATTGAAAGAGCGTTTGACCGTCTCGATGGTTCTGACAAGCTAACTGTGAAATTCAATTTACAAGACGTTGCCATTCTTTCAAGGGATGAAAGAGAACGTGCAGCCTTCCATTTAGAAGAACTGAAGTTCGGGGCTATCTCAATAGATGAATACCGAGATCAAACAGGAAGAGACGCAGTAGGCGCTGACCTCATGTATGTTCAAGCTAACTTGATGCCGATAGGCCAAGCAGTCGTTGATGGGGAAACCCCTTCAGTTGAATTTACGCCGCCTGCTTTCAATGGCCCAGATATTGCTCAACCACAAGCTCCTAGGGTCACCCCACAGACCGAACCTTCTGAAGTAGTTCCTGAAGCTGCCTCGCTTAATGGCGTAGTAGAAGAGAAGGCGGAGGGTAAGCAGTCGGACCCTTTACCCATTGGGGTTTCCACTTCGGAGACACATATATAGATTCTCAGAAAGCTGATGAGATAAGGTCCAGGCGTAAAACAAGCATGGACCTGCTTATAAGCAATGTGTCTTTACAAATGGTTAATTACTTCCAAAGGCAAAGACGAGTAGTGCTTGAGAAGTGGAATTCACGAAAGATCAGAGAGAGAGTCAACAAGGGCGTTTCTGTGGGCGTGAATGACATACTTGATCTTCCTGTGTGGGATAGGCAACTCGCCGCTGATGCGAAATCTTTCATTACCGCTGCAATTGTTGCAGGTGGAAATGAGTTTGCTTTAATGACTTCGAAACAGCTTGAAGTAGATGAAGATCTAGTGGCTGCTGGAGTTATTGCAGGACTCTCACGGGTAACGGAGATCAACAGGACAACCCGCAGACAAATAGAATCGGTAATACAAGAAGGCATTGGACGAGGCTTGTCAGTTGAAGCTATTGCTGAAAACATCCGTTCCGTGTTCGACACTGCTGTTAAATCAAGGGCGAAACTTGTAGCTACTAATATGGTGACTTTCGGTGTTAATGAAGGTCAAATGATAGAGGCTTCTAAGAGTGGGTTTTCTTATAAAGTTTGGCTTTCACAGCAAGATGAAAAAGTTCGGGCGACGCATACCCATGCTGATGGACAAGCACGACCCCTTTATGACCCATTCGCAGTAGGTTCGAGCCTAATGATGCACCCTGGATCACTTACTGCTCCCTTAGAAGAAACTGCTAATTGTAGATGCACCATGCTTTTTACTGATAAACCCAATCCTAGAGCGATGCTAGAGTTTGGTGTAGACCCTGAAGAACTGGCTAAATTGCGTGAAAGCAGTGTCATAGCTCGTTTGATAAGAGACCAGGGCGTATAGCCCAGCTTAACGCTCCACCAGATAGGTGTGAAGACAGCCTATTCTGTTGTAAATAGCACTAGGAGAATTTGTGGAATTAGAATCAAAGCAAGCAACAGTAGAAGCTAAAGCCGTAAACGACGCTGAAGGCATAGTCCAAGCAGTCGTATCAGTAACAAATATCGTTGACAATGTAAATGACATTATCGTTCCTGGGGCATACGCAGAAACTCTTGAGAAAAGAGTTCCTAAGGGCGTTTGGTCTCACGATACGACTGTTCCTGTAGCTAAAACTATTTCGGCTGAAGAACTAAACCCTGGAGATGAACGCTTACCAGAACACCTTAAAGAACAAGATGCTGGTGGAGTTCTGGTAAAGATGAAATTTAATTTGAATACCACAAGGGGACGTGATGCTTACGAAGACATCAAGTTTTTCGGTGGCGAACAAGAATGGTCAATAGGTTATTCCGTTCCTGAGGGAGGCTCTGAAATGAAGGGCGACACAGGAATACGGGAAATCAAAAGACTTGAGTGGTATGAATACTCTCCAGTTCTTTTCGGTGCTGCACCTGGAACTAAGACTGTAAGTGTTAAGGAAATAGATATCGAAGCTAAAGACGATTTACCAGAAGAAGAACCAGAAGAAGAAATCGTTGAAGAGAAGGGTCCGATCCGAAGCCACGCAGTTGGTTTCGATGATGATCGCCCTTGGAAGCCAGCGATGTACAAGAACGTAAGGTCACCAGCCGACAAAGAATATTATTCTAATATCTTTGCCTTTCACAAGGACGGCGAAGACCCAAATTACAAGACGAACTACTCTTTCATCCATCATTATGTTGGATCAGATGGCCGAGCAGGTGCAGCAGCACTTGGCGGACTTCGAGAGGGTATAGGTTCTTTGAATGGTGCCCGTGGCGGCACTGTTCTAAGAGGTAGCGATAGGAAAGGCGTGTACAATCACTTGGCTCGCCATTATCGTGAGGGTGGTGAAACTCCACTTGCGTTAAAATCAGATGAGTACCTTGATTCTGTTATGGAAATCAAAGCGGCTCTTATTGGTTTTGAACATGAAGAAATTGACTCCCTGATATATAAGGGTGCCGATATAGAAGAAATTAAATCCACATTGGAGAATATTATGGCTAACGACGCCGAAATCACTGAAAATACTGACATTGAGATTGTCGCCGAAAATGCGCCTTCCAGTATCGGTACCGTTTTACAAGATGCTATTACTGCTCTTAACACTTTGTCAGATAAGTTGAGCGACCTAGAGGTAAAAGATCCTAATTTACCTATCGGTTTCTCAAATACTGATCCTGACTCAGATGAAAGAGAAGCAGGAGCAGGAGCAGATGCCCCTGATGTAGTTGTAGACCTTTCGCATGGTGGGACAGTAACACCAGCAGAAATGGCTGAAGCAGGTACACCAGCAGGTAATGATGATTCTGAAGAAGAAGCAGAAGAAGAAGCGGCTGAGGAAGAAGAAGCGGCTGAGGAAGAAGAAGCAGAGAAATCAGAAGATGTAGAAGTCGAAGAGAAAACAGACTTCCTTTCTGAATTAGATTTCGATGAGCTTCGTGAATTCCAAGACCTCATCACATACTCAGATTTAGGCGAATAACACCTAGTCCTTGTTTTGAATTTATTTGTGATGTAAAATAGATTTGACGCAAAGGAGACTGATGTCAGACCTATATGCACAAATGAAGAATAGGCGAGTCGGCAGAATTCAGGACTTTAAGATCAATTTAATTATGGATCAAATGAGTACTGAAGAATCCGCTTCGCTTCTTGCTGCCCTTCAAGACCGAGATATCCCGCACGTTGCTATTTCAGAAGTATTAGCAAAGAACGGATACAACGTCTCTACGAACGCTGTTGCGAATTGGCGCAGAGTTCATAGGAACCAAACGGATGAGTGAAGCCTTTAAGGAAGAACTGGCCAAATCACGATTAGGTAAAATTTCTGACCTGTTAGAAAGGTCAGGTATAGAGCCTGAAGAAATAGGGACTGTCGAGAAAGTACGCATTTCTGAATGGCAGGGGATAACAAAGAATGAAGAAGGCGAAGCAGAAATACATGATCTGGGCGGCGTTAGTGTTGTTATTACTCCTGCTTGGGCTGAAGGCCCGCAATGGCCTGTGGTCCAACAAGCAGCCCCAATCAATATCAAACCTGTCGCCAAGCAAGCGAAGAAAGATTCGCAATATAAGACATGCGTAATATTTCCTGACCCTCAGATTGGATTCAGGATGTACGACGATGGGGAGGTAGATCCTTTCCATGACGAAGTGGCCATGAAGGTAGCTCTCAAAATATTACGAGATGTGAAAGCAGATAAGATAGTCAACCTTGGAGATTATTTAGATTTTGCAGAATTCGGCAAGTATGAACAAGAACCAGCGTTCGCTAAGACTACGCAATTAGCGCTTGATCGTGGACACAGGTTCTTATGTGAACAGAGAGCGCTTGCACCAGATGCAGAAATGGTTTTATTAGAAGGAAACCATGACAGGAGGCTTCAGAAAGCCTTAACTACGAACACGGCTGCTGCACTACATATAAAGAGAGCAGAAATGCCTGAGGATTGGCCAGTCATGTCTGTGCCTTATCTTCTTAGGTTAGAAGAGCCTCACCTGAACGTTCAGTACGTTGGTGGTTATCCAGCCGGTATCTATTGGGTTAATCAGAACCTTGCCTGTATTCATGGACATACTGTCAGGAGCAGGGGTTCGACAGCTAAGGCTGTTGTTGATGATGAGCGAACAAGCGTTATCCACGGCCATATACATAGGATTGAGTTGCATCATAAAACAAGAAGGACATTTGAAGGTGCTAAACAAAGCCTCGCAGCATCTCCTGGTTGCTTGTGCCGTACAGATGGGGCTGTACCTTCTGTTAAAGGTTCTACCGACCCTCATGGAAGACCTATCAATGCGGTGGAAGACTGGCAACAGGGCATATCGGTAGTAACTTATGAAGAAGGAAATGGAGAATTCAATGTCGAACTCATCCCAATCACCAGAGGAG